TAGGGTTTTGTCTGAAACAATGCCCTTACTAGCTTGTATCATATTCACCATTTCAACATCATTTGTAATGATATTTTTGTTAATGTCAATTTGTATGTCATTTGCGTCGTACGCTGTATTATGTTTGCTGTTGTAATCCTCTGTCACAAACCACAACAATTCTTTTATAACTTTTCGCAATTTCGCTATCATATTGCCAGCTTTTTGGTCTAGCAGTGTGTACTGAAATTTCAAACTCACACCAGAGGGAGCATTGCCAAATTTGTCACTATCAGTATCTACGCCCATACCAAAATGAAATATATCTTTTCTCAACATTTTGAGAAACTCTAACCTACCAGCAACGGGCAATTCGACCTGTTTTGCTTCAACTCTACCGTCGTCACCCGAACCCATCATATTAACAGCCTTGTTTATCTGCAATTTTTTTGTTACAGTGCTTGCTTCATCGCCACCAAAACCATATATTACCCAGTACAATTCCACCAAATCTAAAAAGTTGTTCGTACCTTCACTAGATATGAGGTCATAAGCGTCAATTAAGCCTTTTATATGTTCTAAATCAGTGGTACTGTTTCGGTTATTTTTGAGCAACAAAAAAGGCACACGTCCCCAACTATGCCCTTGTTTGTTTTTCTGAAAGCCGTCTAATGTTGTAATACTCCAATAGTGGGGAGCGGGATTGACCGAAATAGACGTATCTTTTACAAACAAATTGCTTTCTCTTTCAATATAATATGTGACATTTTGTTTTGTCCACCATTCCACTTTTTTACGAATATATTTTTGTCCATTTTCAACTACTGTAATATCGTAATAGCGTATCACTTCTAGCAATTCATTTTGATTATTTGTGTCGTATACTGCTATTATCTCATTTGCTGGCACAATACAATACTGTAAATCACCATTATTATCATAGTAAATGTGCAATACCTCAAATCCCTTACAGCTTGCTCCTGTCACCAAATCCTGCAAAACTTCATTAAAATTATCATCTGCAAATTCACACAACATTTTTTCATATGCTTTTTGTTCTGTATTTTCTTCTGCACCAGACACTTTAATTGTGGGTTCTTTGCTCACTAAATAAGCGGTTTTTTGGTCTACCAATATTTTTAAAAAAGCATTTACATTTTTGTGATTACTTCTATTGACATTTTGAAATGGTTTGCATATTTCTTTTTCTGTCTGTTCGTCTGTTTCCAATATTTTTGATATTCTAAAATCCTTTTGTAGCACGTCGTGCTCCCCATTATAATATCTTTCACCTTTTTGCATATTCTTTTTTTGTACACTGTCAATGTCATCATTTATAATATATTTCAATATATCGCTTTCATTTAATGCCCCTTCTGCCATCAATTTGGCATTTATCAAATCTGTTTGTGTCAAAAACAATCGTCACACCTCCTTAATGAGTACATTTGACGCTTATGAGAGTTGCGACCCAGCGTTGACGAAGTAACGCAGGAGCAACTCGAATGTTAAATGTACGAATGGTTTTCGCATTTATGCGAAAAAATTACCTCCTTAACGAATAAACTTCCTAATCTATCCTATCTAGCACAATAAACATTTGCCCTCCTGCCATATTAGCAAGTACAACTTTTTCGCCTTCCGTCAAATGATTTTTGACTATAAATTCTTTTTCTCCTATATAATCGTGACTGTGTTCTCTGCAATGTTCCCCACAACTACCGCCCATTTCGGGCTCTGTAGTATGGTCTACAACCATAGTAATGGTGTAATCTGTGACATTTCTTGTCAAAAGTAAAAAATCCTCTGTAAGCGTCAATTTTTGGTCTAGCTGTATAGACAAAGGGCTTTCACTTACAACCACACCAATGCAGAAATCGCACGGGCTACTATCGAACACTGCATCTAATGCTGCCTGTTTTATTATTTTTAAAAACTGTTCTTCTTTTGCCATAAATTTAAAATTCACCTACTCTACAAACTCCCAACCCCTCAACGTCATATCCATAGTGTGTAAATTTTGCTCGAATGTATGTTTGACTTTTTCCACCCACATTCTATTATTAACAACAATGTCACCTATATCCAAATTGACATAAATACCTGTACCGGCTCTTACTCTTACATCACCGAACGCTCCTTTTATTTGTAAATTTCTAGTTTTTCTGTTATAAATTTTCAAATACGCCTCCGCCCTCAGCTTCGCCAATTCTTTACTTTGCACTTTTTCATAGTATTGCAACGTTCCCCAATTTCCCATATTAACAGTATCTTGTGTTTGAAATATTTCACGCACCCCTGTTTCTTTATTGTCATAGGCAAGTTTGATTTTGTTGTAGGTAGTATCATCTATACTAGTGCTATAGCTAAAATCTTGTATGTTGCTTTTATCAATCAAAAAATCCTCTAGCACCATATTTTCCATATCTTTCAAAAATAGAAAGCCAAAATCGTCATAAAGTACATAGTTCTTACCAGTAGCAACAAGTGTGTCATCAAGTACACTTTCTAACATATCAAAAAGCGTTTTGTTATCAAATATTTGTGTTTGCACTGAAAAACCAGTGTTTTCGACACCACTTCCTAGTTTTAATGAAAAATTCTTACCTATTAATTGCAGCAATTCTGTAGCAGTACCGCCAAATATCATAGTATCTTTATTTTTGAGATAACGTAACTGGTCATACGCAATAATGTTAATAATGCCGTCACCCACTCTTGATTTTTTAAAAACATAACCATAAAAATAAGGCGTGCCATTGACTTGAAAACTTATCGCATCGCCTTCGTGAAAGTCTAATTTGTCATCTTTTAACACTTTACATTGCAATTTTCCTGCGGTACTTCTTCTACTAAATTCTACTGTTACGCTCTCGCAAGCAATAGGTAACATAACATTGCCTTTGTGTTCAATAAGCAGTTCACGAGCATTCCTCGTTAACTTCCTAATGCCTTTTAATTCATCATTTGCTTTTACAACAGGTTTGTTATCCTCACCATACACTATCTGTATCGATGTAATTTGTTTATTTTCACTTTCTGAACCATTTTCAGAACCACCAGAACCACTACCTGTATAACCTTCTCCTTGATATCTCAAAAGTGCACAAACTTTAGTAGAATAGGTATTTTTACCCACTTTACCAACACCATCACGAGGATTAGCGGCGTGAGTGATACCGCCATACTGATTGACTATCATAACGTGAGTGATTTTATTCGGTCTTGATGTGGAATTATCTGTACAACAAAAAATGATGTCACCCGCTTGATATTTTTCAGTAATGTTAGAAGGAGAGGGCAGATTTTTACCAATTTTAGCATAGCTATCTGGGTAAACCAATTCAAAACCTTTTGCATAACATTCATTACTACTAATATCTACTTTACCGCCTGTATCTTTATGTACCAGCTTTACCCCTGCGGCATCAAACGCCCTATATATCAAACTAGAACAATCAAAACTATTTTCACCGTATCTGTTTGATTGACTGTAACTCTTACCGATTTGCCTATCCACATAAGCAAGCACTTCATCAATAACACTCATACCCTCACCTCCTTATTTTTTGAACTGTTTTTGTTGTGTTTTACAGTCCTCTGCCCATTGCTTTACAAATGCAACAATCATTGCTTTTTCTTGTCTGGGCAAATTTACAAATGTAGAGGGCAACATATGAAACTCTCTAAAACATAAATATGCAATAGTCGTTTCTGCGTCGCCCTCTTTCATTAGTTTTTTGCCTCATCCACCATATCATCAAGTGTTTTACCATAGCCGTTAAACTCTTGTATAAAAAGTACAAATGACCAATATTCCCCACTTGTAAGCATTTTTTTGAGTAAATCCTCTGCTCCTAAGGCATTATAATGGTCTTGCAATTCTGCATTTTGCAAATCTGGATACACTATACTTTCTACTGCCATTTTTGCATTAAACAAATTTTCGTCAAGTTCTTTTTCCATAGCACCATTTTTGCCTTTTTTCTTTATAGTACAGCTTTTTCTAATGGCTTCTTCTTTTTCTTCTGATATTGTTTTAATTTCCCATTCTACAGGCTTGCCATTTTCTACAAATCTATCACTCACTACTACCTTTTTGTTTTCTTTTTCTATTGGATTTAAAAATGCACTTAAATTCATATGTATTGCTCCTTTCACATTCCTTCTAATTCGTTAAATTCTTCTGGCATATCCCAGCTTTCAAAAGTGAAATCAATTTCTTCTTCTAAATAATTGTTGTTGTTGGCGTCCACTTTTGCTACAACAGTTTTGTTTAAATTACAGCCTTTTAATATTGTGGTTTGTCTGCCTGCAGCACTGGTAGGGTCATCATTTGTCACTATCATATCAAAATACATATCTTTCCCTGTATCGGCAAAGTGTTTCATAGCTTTTCTGAATATTGAAGTATTGTAATGAAATGTAGCCGTACCGGTACCTTTTGCACCTACTGTTTTGTTTCCCTTCATTCTTTGCCCCAATATAGGCACTTCTACTTTTGTTTTTTCAACGGTTGCTTCTACTTTTACAGCGGACATAAAATTGATACGTCTACCATCAATCAAAACATAACATTCTCCGCTACTACCTGCTATACTATCCCTTGCACGCATTGTATGAAAAGCCATATTTATTCTCCTTTCTATTAAAACCTTAACAACCTCTTTCTTTTTATCACTTTTGCTACGCAAAAGCCACCTAGCGGCGTCCGCCTATCTTGGCGGTGAGCCTTGAAAGAAAGAAACAAATAACTTTCAAAGCGAAACGTATGTTTCGCTAAAAAAAATATAGAAAAACGCCAGTTTTTCTCAAAAAGTTTTTGTCAAGCTTTTTTCAAAAAGCTTGTAGGGTATTAGGGACAAAGTCCCTAATATCTCTATCTTACTATCACTGTCATATACAATTTTTCCATAGACTGTACTGGTGTGACATATGTTGTTACTTTAACGCTCTCTTTACTTTCTCCTTGTTCTACTACAATATCCTCTGCATTAAAATCAGTAATTGCTTCTATTCTTTGTAGCTTGTTGTAAAAATCTACAATATCATTCCAAAAAGCAATACGCCCAGCATAGTTATTTTGCACTTTTCCCAGATATTTACTATTGAATATACTAGCGATATCATTGCCTATCTGGTCAAGCACTCTAACCACTTGATTACTTTGGAAATATTGGTTTTTCTCTTTTGTGAGCGTCACAAGGCTGTTAATGTCTTTTAATATACACACATTGTCACCAACTTTATGAAATATCAATTTACCATTTTCTACAGCCTGCTCTAATTGTGTTTGTGTATAATCTGTATCAATGTCATATTCCCCGTCATAAATTTTATTTGTTAGACTATTTTGCACGGCACAACCAGCAACCGCCCCTGTAAGCCAATACACAAGTGAAAAGTCCCCAAATAAGTTATAATCCACATTCAACAACTTATTTTCAAGAGATATTACACCCTCATAATCAGCATTTTCTGCTCTATATACCACTGTTTGAAATTTTACGCCGTGTTGCTCTCTCATTCTTTTTGTGAACGCAATAAACAAATCAACGATTTCTTTTTCTGGAGAATTGCAACCTAGTGCGTGAAAGCTGTATTTTTCTATTTTTTCTAAAAACTTTTGATAATTTTGGGGCGTTCTACCTTCCCCATCTGTACCACCTGTTAGTGGTATCCCTGCAGTAGCTTCTAACGTTACCTCTTTTTGAAATGTCACAAAATCATTGTTTTTCAATTCTTCCGCAGTCAAAACCGCCTGTCTATCTTGTTCTACATTATCCAAAAGCGTCCTAACAATAAAGCCATTTTCTACATCAACATCATTTTCTACCACTATTGTAATATCATTTCCTCTTACACCGCCACACACCGCTGTTGCATAGGCATTTTGGGCTTTTTGGGCATTGCTATTGAGCCTATAGCCGTACATTTTTTTAGCATTTTTAAATAGTTCTCTAAACATCTGCATTTGTGGGTGTGTGTAGTCATAGCCAAATAACTTCACTGAATTTTTGAAAAATGCTTCATTTGTGACTTCTATGACCTCATTTTCTTTGCCCCAATCTGCCACAAAAGGCATTGCCACAACGCCCCTATCAGACAATGTTGTAGAAGCATTTGCCGCCGATACGAAATTGATATACGCACCGGGCAATATTTTATTTTGTACCGTGAATGTTCCTCCACCTAACGCCATATTAACTACTCCCTTCTTATTAGTGAGTACATTTGACGCTTATGAGAGTTCGACCTAGCGTTGACGAAGTAACGCAGGAGCAACTCGAATGTCAAATGTACGAACGATTTTTCGCATTTATGCGAAAAAAATTACCTTAATCAATGTTTCATCGTTTTTTCTATTTCTTCCAATTCCTTCATACTATACAGTTTATCCTTTTTCAGTTTTACAGCGAAAACATCTTTGTATGCTTCAAACCTCTTACTTTGTAACACATTTTGTTTTGTATACAGTTTTTGTTGTTTTGTTTGTTGCTTTTCATTTTCTACCGTTTCTAGTTTTTTCATATACATTCAACACCTCCATATATTCGTCTGGTTGTTTTCGTTTGAGCATATAGAAATCATAATCTACAAAAAAATGTAATACATTGTCATGAATTTCCCCTTTTCTGTTTGTACCCCTCACAAGTGAACCATCGTCAAGTGCAATCAATTCCAATAGTCTATTTAATTTCGACTGTACTTCCCAGCAATCCCCATTGTCGCCTTTTGCACAACAACAACAATCCCCATTGTCGCCTTTTGCACAACAACAACAATTTTGATTTCTTTCTTTTGGAAAATATTCTATTACAAAAGTATGTTCTGCCAAAAATCGTACATCTAGCTTGTCATATTCCTTTTGACCTTCACAAAATATAAAAAAGCAAGGGCTTTCAAACCCCTGCTCTAATTCTTCTGTGAATATGTCACATTGTGGAAATTCATTTTTAATTGCTTTTGCAATCGCTCTAATCAATTCATTTACCACTACTGCAACGCCTCCATTATAAATGCGTCCACTTTTTCTCTTACAATTTCGTCCAAATTTCTTTGTAAATCCCTTTCTGCAATAGTCAACATAAAAGAGCCTTTTACCCAACCCTCACCGTTTTTCTTTCTGTGTCCAAATTCCACAAACTCGGCATATTCTATAGGATTTACTATTTCAATTTTATATATAGTTCCTTCTTTTTTTAAATTTTCTGTATTCCAAGCCTTGACTAATTTACTTGTATCTACTGGTGTTCTTTTTATTGCATTATCAATAACTATCTGTGCAATTTCTTTTGTAACTTGTATACAAAAATCATCTATTATATTTTGCAAATTTTGAAATTTATCTCTCAACGCCACCAATTCCGAAAAGTCTACTTGTCCCCAGCTTGCCATTAAGCATACCTCTTTTCTAACTCCAACACAACCTCTTTATGACTGCCATAGTTGAGTGGTTTTCCCGCACAAATAAAAGCATTTGTTTCACCTTCTTGCGTCACAATCACTTTGCAACCTTCTTTGATTTCAGTATCTGGTGGCAAAAACAGCTTTATTGTTCGTGACACTTTTGCAACGCTTTCTGTTTGTACTACTGCATTATCATCTTTATAACTCAATCTACATTTTACATTTTCCGCTTTGATTGCTAATATTGTATTGTTAATAATCCCCTGTTTTTTTTCATAATACATAATAGTACAAACACCATCGTACAACTTTTCAATATGCTTTTTCACCAAATCAGAATACTTCACCAACCTAGCCTCCTATATCTATTTAGTTGTGCCGTGTAGTCTTTCAAAAACTGCATACCACTATTTTCACTGATAGCACTAGCAGAAGCAAATGACACTGTCACATCACCTTCTGTAATACTTTTTACAGTACCTTCTGCTTGTTCCTGTCCCAAACTTTCCGCTCTATACAAATCTACTGCCATATTCAACAACACATTTTCCAGCCCTTTAGGGACTTCCTCAATATTACAGTAGTTGCACACCATATCTTGTGTTTTATCTAGCACAAATAACAATATATTGTCTTTTTCTTCATTTTTTACCCCTAGTAGTAGCTTTAGTTTCTCCAATCTCTCCGCCTGTGTCAGCATTTTCCTCACCGCCCGTATGTGCTTTTAATGCTTCATTTTCAACTTTTAGTGCTTCATTTTCTGCTTTTAACGCTTCCTTTTCTTGTTTCAACACCTCTACAGTATCAGTAGTCGTTTTTCCTTCTATGGTATAGCCTTTTTCTTTAAATTCTTGTTCTCTTTTTTGGTCAATTTCTCTACAAATGCCATTTTTATACACTTTCATAGTATCGCACCTCCATTAAGTTGTTGATGTATGTAAATAAATTCCTTTTGCCTTGTTTTCGTACACAAAGGCATCGTGATACATTCTAAATTGAAATTTCCACATATCTTTATATTGGTTTTCATCTGGCGTAAACACTTTAGGCAATGTTAATTTCACTACTTGCAATATTGCCTCTGGATATATCAACATAAAATTGATATTTTTACCATTCTCAGACTTTTTATAACCCCAATCCTCGCTACCATCATTTAACATAATTTCGCTATAGAAGCGTGTAGGTGGTACATATTTAATAGGAATACCGTTATAATTTGTCAACATTGTGCTTACAACGCTTTGACTTCCCCAACTTCTAGCAAAAGCATTATTCAGTATAGGCTGTAAGTCGCTATTGATATACAGCACTCTACCTGCAATAGGTACTTCATCAGCATTTAGTTGTCTTACTGCTTCGTCAATTTCTGCTATAATGGTATCTTTTGTCAATATTGCTGGCGTGGCTTTCTTAATACCATTTGCACTGGCATATTTTGCAAAACGAAAAGCGTCTACTTCTGGCACTACCCAATCTCTCATAAATTGCCCCGTAATAATGCCGAAAACATTTGCCATTTCTTCATTATCCATTCTGTCAATAGACAACTCTTTTCCTCTTTCTTCTGTCAATTTGAGTGTTTCCCAGTTTGCAGTAATGTCACCTTTTGGGTAGCCGTTTGTTCTGGAGTAGTCACCTAAACCTGTTGTACTTGTTTTTAACACATTTACTTCATTTGTTCCTGTAAAATCAAGCTTTTTTCCTGCGTCCATACCCTGCGTTACAGACAAATTTTTGTAAATATCATCTAACACTGGTAAGAACTTTTTCGCAAATTCTAAGCTGTTCGCCATACTCAATTACCCCTTTCTGTACTCAATCCCGCCGCTTTTCTAGCACTTTGAGCAAATAAACTAAATATTCCGCCTGTCTGATTGTCTTTTTGATTACTGTAATATCCACTACCTACACCGCTATCAATGCCTTCCCTATGCGTTTGTTCTATTTCGAACAAATACCCATCAGACTTTTTCAAGCTGTCCAAATCCAAGCCCTCAAGCGTACCATCATCTTTTAATGTAATTTTATCCATATCCAGCAAAGCCTTTATTGCTTTTGTATTTTTGCCTTTCGCCTTCAGTATCTCCATATCAATGGCACTGTTTTTACGGCTGTTTTGATACTGTTTTTGTAGTTTTTCGGTGTCAAGCTTGTATTTCTCCTGCAACGCTTCATACTCTTTTTGTAATTCTTTGTTATCTTTTGCCCCTTCTTTTAATGCTTTGATGTCGGCATCTCTTTGAGCAATTTGCCCCTCTAAGCCCTTTTTTGCTTCTACAATACCATCATAGTCCACTTTAGCTACATACTCTTGTTTTAGCTTTTCTGCAATTTTCTTTTCTAACTCTTGACTATCTTTCTCTTTCTCCAACAATTCTTTTAGCCAGTTCATTTTTAAAATCTCCTTTCTAGTGATTACCTTAATATTTTTGAGCATAAAAAAAGAACAGTTTTTCGACTTGTTTAGGTCAAATATTATCTCACTTTTACTATTTTCATATCAAACTCACGACTATAGCGTACAGCGTCAATACTATGGTTATTTTTATCTGGAAAATGTCCTTTAAAATTACCGTTGGCGTCTTTTTCCAGTTCATACTCTAAAAATTCCCTTGCGGTATTAGGGCATCGCTTCGGGTCAATTACAATTTCCTCCAAATCTTGAAGCCATTTAATACCATATTCTACACTATCCGCCCCTTTTTTAGCACCTAACACTTTTAAGTTATAAGCTAACATTTCAGCGATACTTTTAGGTTCTGCACTGTCACAAATTATCAATTTATTTCTTTTATTTTCTGCCTTTACCAATTCCGCTGCCTTTCTATTGCTCAATTTCAGCATTTGAATTTCATAATAGATATACAAACGCCTTCTCGTTTTGTCATAGTGATTAACGGTATAGTGGAATGGGTCAGCGGCATAGCCCCAGTCAATACCCCTAGCGATATGGTCAAATAGTGCAATTTCAGCATCTGTAATTTCTCTTATTGTCAAATTAGTAAAAACTTCACCGCCTGTACCTGTCACTTCCCCCATATACTCGTGTTGATATGCCATAGGTTTTACATTTTTGAGGTGTTCTGCCTCTATCAAAAACTGTTGTCCTAGCCATTCAGATGGCACGGTCAAATACGTACTATGATGTACTAGTCTGTCATCTCTTTACTTCAAAATTTCCTCATTCACCCAATTTGACTGACTTTGAGGCGGATTATAGGAATAAAACACCACAAAATCACTACCGCCCCTCAACAACGACTGA